ATATCATAAATGATGGTTAATGATGTTTAGTGATGACAAGAGAGTGACGATAATGAGAAATGAGTCAAAGGCCGCATATCCGCTACGTTTTGGAGAGCCTATAAAGCAGAGGGCTGCTGATGAGGCGAGAAAAAACCGACGCAGCCTTAATGCTGAGCTAGGGCTTTTGATTGAGGAGGGCTTCAAATGGCGAGAAATGCAGCAAAGACAGGCTCAGGCCTGAAAGAACAAAGCCCCGGCGAGGTGAGAGTCGCCAGGGCTTTTTGTGAACACATAGAAGGGCATTCACATGACCAAGAATAACGGAACACTTGGAAAACATAAAGCTACGGCAAAGGCGCCAGTGACTAGCGAGCATTTATTTGCTTCATGCAATGCAGATCGTACATATCTCTTCGCTGTTAATTACGGTGTGTCCTGTGTTGATGCACTTTCAGAAGTGTCTTGCATCCTTGCCGAGGTAAAGGCACAGCTCCAGGATGCCGGCATGGAGAACATCCAGATATCAGCCAACCATGCTTGGTTACTGCATCGGGCAATAGAGTCTGCAAAAGCTGTAGTCGACTCTGTCCAGGATGGCTTGGAGAGCGCAGCATGAACTCCATTCAAATCCATCAGGCTAATCTTCCGGTTGTTGAGTATCGAGGTCTGCGTGTTGTAACTCTAGCTATGATCGACCAAGCACACGCTAGGGCTGATGGAACCGCTCGCCGAACCTTCAACGATCATAAGGAGAAATTTCATGAAAATGAGGATTTCTATGAAGTCACCCAGCCGGACGTAATACGTACGCTTGGTTTCAAAAGGCCACAGGGCGGTACACCGGCAAGGGTTATTCTTCTGACTGAATCAGGCTACCTCATGCTGACGAAGCCCTTTACGGACGAACTGTCTTGGGAGATCCAGCGCCAGCTCGTCAACAGCTATTTCCGAGTCAAGAAAGCTGAGCCTGCGTTGGATTTCAATAATGCAGCAACGCTTCGGGACTATCTCCTAGCCTATAGTGAACGCACCCTTCAGCTCGAACAGAAAGTGATTGAGCAAGAGCCTAAAGTCCAAGCTTTGGCCCGCTTGGCCGAGGCCGATGGCTCTACATGTATTACTGACGCAGCAAAGGACTTGCAGATGCGGCCTAAGGATCTTTTCGCCTGGTTACAGGAGCATCGGTGGATCTACCGTCGTGCAGGTGGTACCGGTTGGGTGGCTTATCAACCCAGGCTACAGTCTGGTTTGCTCGAGCATAAAGTCACTACAGTCGAACGTACCGATGGTAGCGAGAAGATCGTGGAGCAGGTGAGGGTAACGCCCAAGGGCTTGGCCCGGCTGGCTGAACTGCTTTCAACTTCTACGCGAGTAGCCTAAATAAAGGGGCCCGGCTTTGGTCGGGCCTCTTTTAATCCTTGTGGGCTTTCTCAAGCAGTCCTGCGATTCCTTCCAGCAAGACCAGATCTGACTCTTTCAGCTTTCCTTTCGCTGCTGCCCGAGCGAGCTTCTCGATTACAGCGATGGAGCGGGGCGAGGCTTGGCTTTGTAGAGCTTCATAAACTGGCGGCACTTCGCGCACCACATCGCCCTCGATCAGATTCCGGCCTTGGCCATTCGGATTAACCAAGGTGCCTGGCTGTAGGCCAATCTTTTGCTCAAGCGATAGCGCAGCTTTTTCGCCCAGGCTTCGGTGACCGTTGAGGATTTGGGACAAATAGGAAGCGTCCAAATCGTGGTGTTCGGCAAATTCTTTCTGTGTCAGTGAGCCGATTACGCGGCGTAGCGCCTCGACCCGTAAGGTTTTGATATCCATTCGGAAATAGTGTCCGTGATTTAGCAAATAGTAAATTATAGAATGCTATTGCGCTTCAGATTAGCAGACTGTAATCTGGCCTTATTTGGAGGTGCGCATGAAGCTAATCGAAATCATCCGCTCCATGGATGCTAAAGCGCTCGAAGCCTTGGCTGAGCGCAGCGGTACCACGGTAGGGAATCTCAAGCAGGTAGCTTACGGTTTTCGACGTGCCGGACCTGCTCTGGCCATCAATCTTGAGCGTGAGTCCGAACGAGCGGTGACGTGTGAAGAGCTACGTCCTGATATCGATTGGGCATACCTGCGTAATTCATTCCGTTATTCAAAAACATCTGCTGCTTGATTTGACGGGGCGCAGTTTCCCCTAACGAGCGCAAGGCAACCACGACAATCGTTTCAAGGATTCCCGTAATGGAACAAGTACACCGCGCTGTTCATGAAGCTGTACTGGATGCAGGCCCTAAGCATCTCGCTCACCTGATGGGTATGAGCCATACGTCTTTGTTGAACCGTAGCAATCCAAACGATGACTCGCATCGCCTTAACTTCGAACAGTTCCTTCAGATTCTCGTGCACAGCAAGAACCCTGAGCCCTTGCAGGTTCTGGCTAATGCGTTGGGCTATGAGCTGGTACCGGTAAACAAACCGGAAGGGAAAACGCTGATAGAAGCGCTAATTCACTTGGCAGCCGAGTCAGGTGACGTACAGCGATCCGTTCATGACGCCATTACAGATGGCCATATCTCCCAGCACGAGAAGGCTCAGATCCATAAGGAGATCAGGCATGTCCGCGAATCGCTGCTGGTTTTGGAAGAGTCGGTAAAGGCTGCATAACGCAGATAGCAAAAAGCCCGGCGGCAACCGGGCTCTCAACCGTCTTGGGTAACCAGGACAACATACACAACTGAGGTGAATCATGGCACAAGCACTACGAATTCAACAACCCCAATCCAATCCATTCTTGCGTGTAGTAAAGGCTCCTAAGCCCCGTTTAAAACCTCGTACCCGCCTTGGTAGCGAAATCGAATATGAGAACGTTGGTTACTGTGTTCGTGCGTACTGGCCAGAAAGCTTCATAAAGATTGATCAGACCTACAGCATGACCAGTTTCAACAATGCTCAGTTAGCGCTCTGGTTTTTGAAAGCTGAATTTATGGATGCTGAATTGGAAATTAGTGGGCGTGGCTTTCTCGATTCCGAGCTTTCAGATCTCAAAAAATCCAGTGAGGTTATGAATGCCATCCTCACCGCTGCACTAGATGAAAAGCGACCAGGGCGGTTCATTCTGGATGCTATGGGTATGGCAGGTACTGGGCCTAAAGACGCTGCACGCAAGGTGTGGGAACCAATCCGGAGCGCCGAGCAATGAGTACGATTACAAGTTATCCCTACCAGCTCAAGGTCTCTGACGGGTTGGTGCTTATCTGCGATCCAGACAAAGGTGAGCCTGTCATTCGGCTTACACCAGAGCTGCATGAGGTCTTCATGGCTCATGTCAGCATCCTTATGAAAGAAGCACGTGCACAAACTTCAATTCCGCAGGAGATGAGTCATGGTTAATCAAGAGCTGCCCGCGCCACTGACGCCTGCAAACTGCGAGTTACGTGACTTTCCCTTTATGCCGTTGGACATCATGCGCCTGCGTCGCTCCAGGGCCTGGTTAGTATGCAAGCGTAATCCTGCCTTGGCATTCTTCCTCATGAATCTATGGACTGCTAGCTGGCATGACGTACCGGCTGGCTCTCTTGAGGATGACGACGATGTACTGGCCGACCTGGCTATGTGTGATCCCAACAAGTGGCTCGATATCAAAAATGATGTTTTGCGAGGCTGGGTCAAGTGTTCGGATGGTCGTTTGTATCATCCAACGGTAGCCGAAAAGGTAAATGATGCCTGGGCCGCAAAGCTTCAGCAGCGCTGGAAAACTGAGTGTGCACGGATCAAGAAACACAATGACAGAAACGGGACAGACATACCCCGTCCCTCGTTTGAGGACTGGACGTCCCAAGGCTGTCCCCAGGGACAACGACTATATGTCCCTAGGGACACATCAAGGACGTCCAAAAGACTTCTTGAAGACACGCACTCCAAGAGAGAGGGAGAGGGACAGGGAGAGAGAGAGGGATATATATATTCTTCTGTGTCATCGGGGGATGACACGAGGGAGGCTGAGCGTTTTGATGCCGGCATCTCTGCGGAGATTGTAGATTTCGTTCAAGCTGCAAAAGACCAAGAATCGTACTCTTCAGAGTTCGAGACCTTCTGGCAGGCATATCCGAAACGACATCGCTCAAGCTCAAAGCTGGATGCATGGAAGGCTTGGAAGACAAGACTCAAGGCCGGTGCGCAACCTGGAGCCTTAGCTCTGGCGGCCAAGAACTACGCAACTGAGATGAGCGCAACAGGGAAAGCCGGGACGGAGTACGTAAAGCTGCCAGCTACGTTCCTTGGGCCTAGTGATCATTGGCGAGAGCATCTGCAGGTTCAAGTCACTCAGGCTGCCAGTGACGGTCGTCAGCCAGGCGACTTCCCTGATCCCATCTGTCCTGGCAAATGGCTCAATGACAGGACGCATTGGCGGGATGGCAGCTTGAAGGCGAATGACAGATGACTCCGTCCGAAGTATCTGCACGGCTGGCTGACCGTGCTCATGACGTCTGCCGTCTGCTCCTGCCTAACGGTAAGCGTGACGGCAAGGAATGGCGGGTAGGCAGCGTTAACGGCGAAGCAGGCGCTAGCATGGGTGTGTGTCTGACGGGTGAGAAGGCTGGAATCTGGTGTGATTTTGCTAGTGGCGAAAGCGGCGATCTGCTGGACCTATGGTGCCTAACCCATAGTTGCGATATGCGTGCTGCATTGACCGAGGCGAAGGAGTACTTGGGTGTTCGCGAGCCTGAGTTTGTTAAAGCTCCTGAGCGCAGCTATACGCGCCCAGAGCGGCCCAAATGCTCAAAGCCCAAGGCATCCTCTGCGGTCATGGAATATCTCAAGGGGAGGGGCCTTAGCGAGGCGACGATCCAGGCATTCAAGATCGGTGAGGAGGGCAGAGATATCGTTTTTCCATTCCTTCGAAATGGCGCCTTGATTCACTGGAAAAAGCTCAGCATTGATCGTCCGAACGGCAAGAAGAAAATCACTACTGCAGCCGGTTCAGAACCTTGCCTGTTTGGCTGGCAGGTAATGGATCCTCATGTGCGTGAGGTAACCATTACCGAAGGTGAGATTGATGCTATGACGGCCCACCAGTACGGCCGGCCTGCGTTATCCGTGCCTATGGGTGGTGGGGTAGGAGCCAAGCAGGGATGGATTGAGTACGAGTACGAAAACCTCCAGCGCTTTGATGTCATCTGGCTGGCGCTGGACCAGGACGAAGAGGGGCAGAAAGCTACCGAGGAGATCATCAAGCGTTTAGGCCGAGAGCGCTGCCGTATCGTCGAGTTGCCTGGCAAGGACTTCAACGCCTGCCTGGATGCGCTGCTGCTGTCGCCTGAAGATATTGCTGAGTGCTATGCGAAAGCTAAAACCCTGGATCCGGACAAGTTACGTGATGCAGCCGGGTATTTGGCAGATGTTGAGTCGGCGTTTTTTGATCGGGAAGCGAATCAGGTTGGAATGGAGTTGCCTTGGGAGAAGTCCCGGGACCACATCCGCTTTCGGACTTCAGAGTTAACCGTCTGGACGGGTTTCAGTGGCCACGGGAAATCTCAACTGCTGGGTTATTTGGCTCTTCATGGCATGGCAAAGGGGCACCGGTTCTGTATCGCCTCAATGGAGATGCCTGCTGTCAGGACGCTTCAGCGCATGGTGCGCCAGGCTGCTGGCGTGGGCTATCCCACACGTGGATTTCTGCGCCATGTGATGGATTGGACTAGCGGCAAACTCTGGATTTATGACCAGCTTGGAAACGCCAAAATTGATGAGATGTTCGAAGCCTTCCGCTATGCCGCTCGGCGTTATGGCGTAACCCATTTTGTAGTGGACAGCTTGGCCAAGCTTGGGATGGCTGAGGATGACTACAACGGGCAAAAGGTTGCCATGGAAGCATTGACAGCATTCGTACATGAGATGGGTGTTCACGTGCATCTGGTGGCTCACCCACGTAAGGCCGAGGACGAGCACAAGGCGCCCGGGAAGATGGATATCCGTGGTGGAGCGATCCTTACGGACTTGGCAGACAACGTGATTACGGTCTGGAGAAACAAGCGCAAGGAGGAGGCTACAAAGCGTGGGACGGGCGAGTATCAAGACGAGGGAGATGTACGCATGATTATCTCAAAGCAGCGTTTCAGCGGTGTGGAAGAATCGATCGCACTCTGGTTCGACCCAGGCACATGTCAGTACCTTGGTAATCCGAGCCATAAGCCTAGAGGTCTGGTCCAGTACGAAGGCTCAAGAGAGCAGGAGGTAGCATGAGACTAATTAGCGCCCGTCAAGCATGGACTGACTCTCAGCATGAGTCGAGTGCCTCTATTACCGCTGTAGCGTCTGAAAAGGCAGAGTCAGCAAGCCGGATCAAGAAAGCTCGAGCAAGACGGCATGAGGTGGTCTTTGCTGCTGTAGGTGATGAGAAAGAGGAGCGAATCAGGCTGGTTCGTCAGCGAATTAGCATCAGCGAGACACGCCGAACGCCTATAGGTAAGTCAACGGCTCGTGCTGCACACCTAGCGGCCATGGGTAAGATTCAGCGCGCCATTGATACTCTGCCGTTCCAAGTGCAGCAGTTCGGTCACTTCATGTATCACCCATGCATGACAATGCAGCACGTTATGAATGCCGTCATGCTGATTACGGCCAAAGCAGAACTGCCTGATCTGACCTCTGCCAAGCGTGTGAAGGCTCAGTATCTCGTTACGCTGGCCCTCCAATCCTATAAGCAGGGCGCTCTAGGCGGGGAAGGGTGGGGACCAGCCAGAATCGCAGACGAGATGAAGGCCTTCTTTGGCGTGTCTATTGAACCTAAACATTGGAGTAGAGACTGGTCGAGCCTGTGGGAAAGTCTGAATGACATCATTGAGAAAGTGGATCTTGAGGCACAGTCACCAGTTTGGCAGGTGATTCATTCAGAAAAAGAAGGTAATGCGGCATAATTTCTTGACATGGTGGGGAAATCTGCTACCTTTTACCAAAATGTGATCAATCACCCAGAAAAAGCCCTGACCTAGTTCGGGGCTTTTTTATGCCTGGAGGAAAGCATGGAGTTCAGTTCAATACTCATCATTGTTCTCTCTACGGCACTCGCCTTTGCAATCGGATTCGGCGCCGGTATTCGCTACCAGAGGCGCCATTAAAGGCCCTAATTCGTCCCTATGCATGCGTGTTCCTCTATGGACAACAGCACCATGCGGGACTAATAGACAGGTTTGGATTGGATGAAGCCGGTCGCCTGTCACCCTTTACGCCAAGCGCCTTGGCATTCCCGGTATATACGCGCACCGGGCTTTTACAACCATACGGAGTAGGCGGGGATGTTTGAAGCCTTACCGACAGACCTTAAAGGCTGGCTCGGCTGGGCTGCCGCTGCTCTCGTAGCTGGTCCCTATTATGTCACCAAGTTCCTAAGCGAACGACGCGGTGAGAAGAGCGAAAACGAACGACTCCAGACAGCCCTGGACGAAACCCGTCAACGTGAAGCTGAAGAACGGAAACTCAGGCAGGAAGCTGAAGCGAAAAATCAGGAGATGATT